GATCATATGAGCGTAAACGCTGCGCAAGTAGAGAGACTGTCCAGCCACGCGAAATGTTGCGGATAGGTTGTGATTTTAACGTAACAAATGTATCCGCTGTTGTGTATGTAACCCGTGGTGGTATATGGCATGCAGTCGATGAAATGACAGGCATCTATGATACGCCCGATCTTATAGCAGCTATTAAACAAAAATACCCTAACCACTCTATACGTATATACCCTGATGCTAGTGGAGGCAATCGAAAGACCGTTGATGCGTCCATCTCAGATATAAGTCTATTACAGTCAGCAGGGCTGGCCGTGTACGCGCACAAATCAAACCCGTTAGTAAAAGATAGAGTTATCGCTGCAAACGTTGCGTTTGATAAAGGCATGGTAAAAGTTAATGAACTGCTTTGCCCTGAATACAGTCGATGCCTTGAGCAGTTAGCCTATGACGCTAATGGCGCACCTGATAAAAAATCAAATCTGGATCATTTGCCTGATGCTGGCACATATCCAATAGCCTATGAGATGCCAGTGGTTAAACCTGCCGCTAGTGTCTCTATTAATTTTGTGAGTTAAATTATGCCAGTAGATACGCAAAACGCAGACTATGCCGCTAATATTTCGGTATGGGAATTAGTGCGCGACTGTGACAATGGCGCGACTGCTATTAAGTCTCGACGCAGTAAAAAGAATCTATTTGCTGGTGGCATAGGATCGGTTGAGGGTACAGCATACTTGCCAGCACCAAACGCGCGAGATGGTAGCGAAGAAAATCTGATTCGTTATGATGCCTATAAAAGCCGCGCTAACTTTGTCAACTTTGTCTCCCATACCAAAGAGGGTATGTTAGGGATGGTTTTTCGTAAACCAACCGTTATAGAACTACCTGTCAACATAGAATATGCAATAGAAAACGCTAACGGTAATGGGCTGCACCTTGACCAAATGATTAAGGACGCATCCTCTGACACTTTGCTAACAGGTCGTTATGGTTTGTTAGTAGATTATCCGCAGACTGAGTACGGCCTAACACAGGCAGAAGTTAGCAGGGCAGGGCTACAAGCATCAATTCTTGCTTATCCAGCAGAATCTATCATCAATTGGCGCTGTGAAGTGGTCAACGGTGTCAAACAAATTACCATGGTTGTGCTGCAAGAGCCGCGCATAGAACCGCTAGAAAATGACCCGTTTGATGTCAAACATTGTATGTATCACCGCGTCCTATTTTTAGATGAAGGTACATACACACAACGTTTATATGATGAGAATAACGAGCTTGTATCTGATGACATTGTGCCACGCAAGTCTAATGGGTCTACATGGGATCTCATCCCGTTTGAGTTTATAGGCTCAGTCAATAATGATGAAACATCCGATAAAGCCCCGCTATATGATATTGCAGAAGTCAACATCGCCCATTATAGAAACAGTGCTGATTATGAAGAATCAAGCTTTATTGTTGGGCAGCCCACGCCCGTTATAGCTGGATTGAGTCAAGCATGGGCAGATGATAATTTTAGCGACGGTATAGAACTTGGGTCGCGTTCTGGTCTTTTGCTGCCAATAGATTCTAACGCATCTCTGTTACAAGCAGCCCCTAATCAGATGCCAGAACGAGGTATGGAGCTAAAAGAGATCCAGATGGTCAAGATAGGTACTAGGATTATCCAGGATTCAGCAGGTGCAGAAACAGCAGAAGCGGCAAAGATTCGATTTGCTGGTCAAAACTCTAAATTAGGCTCATTAATTATTAACGTTGAAGAGGGATTTAAAAAGGCGTTGATGTGGCTGGGCGAGTTTATGGGTGGTGAAGGTGAGATAACCCTAGAAATCAACAAAGAATTCTACGACGCAACTATTGACCCTCAAATGCTGGCGCAAACAATGATGCTGGAAGAAAAAGGTGTCATTAGCAAGTCAGATGTTAGGTATTTATTACGACGAGGTAATCTCTTGGAGTCTGATCGGACTGACGAGGAGATTGAGGCAGATATTGACGTATTAGAGCCTGTAGTAGAGCCTGTAGAAGAACCTACAGTAATCGAAGAAATCCCAGAATAAATTTAAGGTAAATACCTTATGAATTTGAGAGTTACGGCTCTCAATATGAGGCGGTCTGTGGCCGCTTGGTTTGTGACCAAAATAGGCAATATCCATGAGTGAAGAAGCTGAAGTAGATGTAAATGCATTACAAGAAGAATTAACCGCGTTAAAAACAAGCAATCAAGAATTAACCGATCAATTTAACGCAATTAAAAACAAGAATGATGAATTATTAACTGAAACAAAAACTGCAAAAGATGCAAAGCGTAAGGCAGAGGCCGAGGCTGTAGCAGAAAAAGACCGTTTAGCAAAAGAAAGCGGTGATTTTGAGTCATTGTATAAATCATCATCTGAAAAACTGCAAGAAACTCAAGGTGTTTTGAGTCAATTGCAAGGAAAGATCGAATCTGAACAAAAAAGCAATGCGGCTATGAAGATAGCGGCTGATCTTGCTGAAGGTTCCAATATAGATCTATTAAGTACCTTTGTTAATAACCGAATTGCATTTAAAGACGGTGAATTAGCGGTAACTGATGGTAATGGGAACTTAACAATTTCATCCTTAGACGATTTAAAAGCTGAGTTTAAGAATGATTCTAAATTTGCCTCGCTGTTGAAAGGCAATCAGTCGTCCGGTGGTGGTGCTACTGGCGGCAACAATAGTGGCAGTGCCGCAAAAACTAAATCTCGCGCTGAATTTACAGCACTTAATCCAGCCGACCAAATGAAATACATCAAATCTGGCGGCACTCTCTATTAAATAGGAAATTTTATCATGGCAGAGAACACAATCACTGGTCTAGTACCAGAAATATACGAGGCATTGGACATCGTATCCAGAGAACTTACTGGAATGATCCCATCAGCCACTTTAAATGCATCTGCAAATACTGCTCAAGTTGGGCAAGCTATCCGCGTAGATGTTGAACCTGTAGGAAACGTTGGAAACATTACACCAGCAATGGTTGTACCTGATCCAACTGGACAAACTTCCGGCTTTACAGACATTATTATCACTAAGTCTCGCGCAGCTGAGTTTGGCTTTAATGGTGAGGACCAAAAAGGTCTAAACACTGGTGCTGGATACGGAAGTGTTAGGGCTAACAAGATCGCGCAAGCTATCCGTGCTGTCACTAACGAGGTAGAAACTGATCTTTGTGGTTTGCAGTCTACTTTCTCCCGTGCAGTTGGTACTGCTGGTGCTACTCCTTTTGGAACAGCTAATGACTACACTGATGCATCAAAAGCCCTTCAGGTACTAAAAGATAACGGCTCTCCTTTACAGGACAATCAGCTAGTTATTAACACCACCGCTGGGGTAAATATGTTAGGCAAGCAAGCAAACGTTGCTGATGCTGGTAGTGACACTATCTTGCGTCAAGGTGTATTGCTAGATGTCAACGGAATGCCGATTCGTGAATCTGCTCAAGTTGTTGCTGGCGCTGCTGGTGCTTTAGCTGGTGCTGTTGATGTCAACAACGCTGGTTATGCGGTAGGTGCAACTGAGCTTACATTGGGTAACGGTGGTACTGGTAATGCGGTTGCTGGTGATGTGATTACATTTGCTGGTGATACTAATCAGTATGTTGTTGCTTCAGCGACTTTTGCTGGTGCTAACCCTGCTGCTGGCGACAAGATTACTATCGCTGCTCCAGGATTGCGCGTTGCTATGTCTGCTGCAACTAAGCGAGTAACTGCTGTTGCGGCATCTGCTAGAAACATGGCGTTCAACCGTTCTGCTATTGTTCTTGCATCTCGCGCTCCAGCCCGTCCATTAGAGGGTGACATGGCTTCAGATGTGATCGTAATTACTGATCCGCGTTCTGGTCTAGCTATGGAATTCTCCATGTACAAAGGCTACAGAAAAGTACGTTATGAAGTTGGTCTTGCTTGGGGTGTTAAAAACATCAAGCCAGAGCATACTGCATTGTTACTTGGGTAATAAAATTAGCCTCACTCTTTTTAGGGTGGGGCTTTTTTAATGGATTTATATTATGGCAACAATCGTCGTTGAAACAGGTTCAGGATCTGCAACTTCTAATTCGTATGTAAGTGAAGCTGACCTTACAACTTATGCAACAGATCGAGGTCTTACTGTTACTGGTACTGCCGCTGTCTTGCTAATAAGGGCTATGGATTATATAGAAAGCAAAGATTTTTTAGGCACTAAAAGCACTAGCGCCCAAGCTTTGATGTGGCCTCGTTATGGGGTAATGGTCGATGACTACAGTGTTTCAACCTCTGAAATACCTCAATTATTAAAAGATGCTCAAATGGAAACCGCTATAGCCGTAGGTGCTGGCGTTGATCCACTTGACAATCAAGCTAGAGAAACTTCTAAAGAAAAAGTAGGCAGTTTAGAAGTTGAGTATTCTGATTCAGCTAGAGCCGTAACGTTTTTAAAAGCTGTCGATACTAAACTAGCAAAGATCACCCATAGATCGAGTAGGGTGATTCGTGTTTGATTACAAAACGCTACAAAAAACAGCAACAAGTCTTATTACAAATTTTGGCGCTACTGCAACCATAACAAGAAATGAAGGTCGTAGATTCGACCCTGCAAGCGGCAAATATTTTACAGGTCTTACTGACACTTTTACGGTAAAAGCTGTTAGAGCGCAATTTAACGCTATGGAAAAGGCCGGAGAGAACGTGCAAGAGAATGATGTACGTCTTTTAATGCAGTCAGGCGTAACAATACCAATAATCAATGACTCTATAACATTCGATTCAGTTGAATATCGGATTATGGGAATTAAGACTGAATCACCTTCTGGGACGGATGTTTTTTATGACCTTCACTGTCGATCTTAAAGAATTTGCCGAAAAAACAAAGGCAAAGCTTTCTGATGTTGTGCAAGAGTCTGCTATTGACCTATTTTCTGAGATTATCAGGGAAACACCTATTGGCGATCCATCTTTGTGGAAGTATCCAGCGCCAGCTGACTATAAACCTGGGAGTTTGCAAAGTAACTGGCAATGCACTTTAGATTCGTCAGCATCTGGTCAATTAACAGCAATTACCACTGATACGGCTACAATTTCTGCAATGTCATCGGTGGTTTACAGCGCGCAGCCAGATCAACCAATATTTTTGACTAATAATTTGCCCTATGGCGAGAGAATTGAATATGGAAGTTGGTCGCACATACAAAAACCTGAAGGAATGGTAAGAGTTAGCGTTAGCAAGTTCCAAAACAAATTAGCAAAAGCATTATCTAAGGTGGCAGCATGACTACAATATTTGCAGACATAAGCTCCGCTTTAGACACTAGATTAAGTTCCCTTGCTGGATATTCTCCAATTGCATGGGAAAACACCCCATTTACTCCTGTCAAAAATACGTTGTATTTACGTCCTACTATTTTGCCAGCCTCTACGATACAGGCGGCTTTAGGCACAAACGGTATTGATGAATACTTAGGGATTTACCAAATAGATATCTTTGCGCCTAGTGGTTTAGGGCGTGGTGAAGCAGAAACAAAAGCCGATGCAATAGCCGATCACTTTAAACGTGGTACAGATTTATCTAAAAATGGCAAAACAATACGGCTTGGTAATGTATCAAGAAACACAGGGATAAAAGACGAAGATCGTTTTGTTATTTCAATCTCTATTAACTATATGGCTCATATCACTCCGAGGTAAAATATGACTATTGCAACTGGCTCACGCCACAATCTTGCCTATGTTCTTGAATCAACATTTGGCACAACTCCATCGTCCCCAGGATTTACACCAATTCGTCACACTGGTACAACTTTAGGTCTGTCAAAAGATGCGGTTGAATCAGAAGAATTGCGTGAGGATCGTCAAATTGCTCATTTTAGACATGGCAATAAGTCTGTTACTGGTGATATTAACTTTGAAATGTCTTATGGCGGCTTAGATGCGTTAATTGAAGCCACTTTATGCGGAAGTTGGTCAACTAACGTACTTAAAGCTGGTACAACTCGCAGAAGCTTTACCGTAGAGCGTTATCATCAAGATATTAGCAAGTATTTGCGCTCTACTGGCTGTCAATTTAACTATATGTCGTTAAACGTAGCACCTAACTCTATGGTTACAGGCTCTTTTGGCGTTATTGGCTCTGGATTTACTACATCTGGGTCTGCACTAGGTAGTTCTACGTACAGCGCAGAGACAACAACAGCACCTTTTGACTCATTTACTGGCTCAATTACTGAAGGTGGTTCTGCTATTGCTGTTATTACAGCGTTAGAATTGCAAATAGACAACGGAATGGAAGCATTATACGTTGTTGGTTCTGCTGATACGCTGTTACCGTCTATTGGTAAGTCTAGTGTTACAGGATCGGTCACTGCCTACTTTGAAAATACAACACTTATTGACAAGTTTATTAGTGAAACTTCATCTGCTATTCAATTTACGCTAACAGATGCAGCTGGCAATGATTACATCTTTAGTTTACCTAACATTAAATATAACTCTGGTAATCCTGAAGTATCTGGTCCTGAAGCCATTACGGTAACGTTAGATTTTGTTGCTTTGTACAATTCTAGTGATGCATCACAAATCAAAATTACTCGCGTACCATCTTAATTTAATAGATCGAGGACAATAATGGACATTAACCAACTGTGTACAGCAGACGCGCATGAAGAAGGGGCTGAAATACGCATTGTAAGCCCCTTAGATGGCAAAGAAACCGATTTTTACATAACCCTAAAGGGCATTGACTCAAAGGCTTACAGAAAGGCTGTACGTAAGTATCACAGAGCTTTGCTAAATGAGGAAGAGGGCGGTGAAATTGATCTTTTAGTTGCAATAACAAAAGATTGGCGTGGGCTTAAAGATGGTGACAAAGATATAATTTTTAGTGCGGAAAAAGCAAAAGAATTATATGCAAATGCTCCTAGTGTGACTCAACAGATCGACCAGTTTATTGCAGACCGCAAAAATTTTATGAAAGACTAACAAAAGAACTAGGTAAATATGCTAAGTGGCAATTTTGGTCGCTTGGTTATGACAAAGGTTCAAAAGTTAGTCGGATAAATAATCTAAAGCAAATTGCAAAATCTATCGGCAAGAAACCTAAAGAATTAGAAAACGCACCAAAATTAGACCCAAAACTAAATTATTTGTGGTCTATTTTTGTTGAATTGAAGAATTCTAGTGAAAATTCTATCTCTTTTCCTGAAATCAACGCTTATATGCAGATATATGGCGATCTTAGCGTCTTTGAAATTGACACAATATGTCATTTAGACACTTTACACTCTCAAGAGGTTAATAATTATGGCTGATATTTCACAGTTAGTTATCAGCGTTGATAGTAAGGGTGTAGTCACTGCTACGGGTAATTTAGAATTACTTAACAAGTCAGGCAAAAAAACCGAAAAGACAACTGAAACTCTTGATCAATCAGTTAAAAAGTTGACGAAGCAGTTTGAAAAGCAAGCTAGAAATGCTGGCAAATCTGCAAATGAAATAAAAATATTAGATTTAAAGGCAAAAGGCGCAACCGATGCCCAGTTAAAAGCCGCGCAAGCTGCAATGAAAAACGCAGAAGCAATGAAACAACAGGCTGATGCTGCAAGATTTGCATCTATGTCAGCTGGCGAAACTAACGGTGCATTTAGAGCGATGCGAGGCTCTACCCAACAATTATCCTGGCAGTTACAAGACGTTGCAGT